CCCCGGCGCGGCGGTCTGGCGTGTGGTGTTGGAGGACCAGATGGGGCCGTGGCTGACATTTGGTGACTTCGAGGATCGCGAGTGGTTCACGTTTGTGGCAGCGGCAGAGGTCGGAAAGGACGGCGTGCTGTCGCTGACGATCGATTTGGAGAGTCGCGCGCTGGCGGGAATTGATTTTTTCCTGGATGCACTGGAGGCTGAGGTGGTGGATGACGGGGGATACGTGAGCACGTACCTGTTGCTACCGCAGCAGGCAACGGTGACGCAGGCGGTCGAGGTGGCGCGGATGGCATATCCGGGCCGTGTAACGATGACCTATAGCGTGGATGACGCGGGCAAGGCCGATGTAGTGAAGGTGGTGACGTGGGACGACGAGTGGGACCGCGAGGCGCTGGTGGAGCATTTCGACAACTATTATCCCCACTGCTGGGTGGAGTTCGTAGAGATGGGGCAGCGCGTATCGTTCCCGGTAGGGACGGATACTTCACCTCCGGCGACGTGGTACGTGCCCGCGAGCCAGATGTTCAGCGCTCACCATCCGGGTATTGATGTGAATCGTGACGTCCCGCCGTGGGGCGATGTCGATCGTGGTGAGCCGGTCTTGGCAGTGCTGGATGGTCGGGTTCATTACGTTACGGGGAACTGGGGCGGCGTAGGGATGTTGGTGGTCAAGCACGAGCTCGACGGCGTGTCGTACTGGGTGCAATACGCACACGTGAGCCCTGCTGTGCAGGAGGGGGAATACGTACAGGCCGGGCAGCCCGTGGGCTACATCGCGGACTGGCGCGGCGGCGACGGCGGTGACCACCTCCACTTCGCCGTGGCGTCTGAGCCTTTCGAGCGTCAGTATGCGGGTAGCGGGGTACAGTTCATCGATCCGGTGCCGTGGCTCAAGCGATTTTTGGATCCGGTGGTGGTGGACGCGATGCTGCGCAAGGATCGCCGTCCCGTGCGCGTGCCGCCGTCGCCCAAGCCGCCCAAGGGCACCGCGCCGCCTACGTATTCATTGCGGAGCGGCAATGTGCTGGGTCTGCACTGCGGTCACGAGAAAGATGGTTGGGGTGAGTATTGGGGGGGAGCGGCGCGGCCTACCGTGTTAAAAGTATTCTCATTGGCTCACGCGCTGCGGGCGCGGGCATTGACGCGTGATGGGTTGGTGGTGTGGCGACGGCACGCCGATCATCTGAGCGTGTTCGATGATGCAGTGGCGTTGCTCGATTTGTACAGCGCCGAGATTGAGGCGATGGCCAAAACCAGCGAGTTAAACGAGGCTGAGATCCTGGAACGGGTGGACATCGTGGAGAGTCTAAACGAAGAGATTCCCTCCTTTAATCAGGGCCAGATCGAGGCGGCGGTGGCGTTCGATGTGGCGTTTGCGGAGTTGCTGCACGCACGCTATGGAGACGCAGTGCGACCGGGGTTGCTGACGGTGCCGGTGGGGAACCCGCACGCGAGCGAGGTGGCGTTGTTGGTCCCGGCAGCGCGGGCGGCGGTGAAGTACGGCGGCGTTGTGTGCTACCACGCCTACTGGGCGGCAAACGAGGAACGATCGTTCCTGGTAGAGCACTGGGACGATCACGCGGGCCGATGGATGCAGTGGGACCGGGAGTTTCGCGCGGCGGGCGTCCGCCCGCGCTATCTGCTCTCCGAGGGAGGGATCTGCTATGCGCCGGACGGTTGGAGTTTCCAGCCGAATCGTGGTTGGCGCGCGTGTGGCGCCTTTGGGCGGTACCTGCGCGATATGGAGACGTGCCAGAGGCTGATGATGGATTGGAACGACCGGCACGGCAATCGGTGTGCTGGTCTGACCCTGTTTGCCTACGGTCAGTGGGGGTGGGATTCGTTTGATATGAGCCCCGGTGAGCTACAGACTCTGGCGGCGTATGCAACGGAGCATTGGGTTAATGACTGACGAGCCCATTGTTGAGTTTCCTGCGTTGCCGGGATTCGAGGGCGTTGATCTGGACCCGGTGACGGAGGCGCAGTTGATCAGTGAGGTGGCGCGGCGGGTTTTCGAGTCGCGGCAGGAGGCCGGCCCGTGGATGGAGGATTACTACGATCTCCTGGACGAGGGTTGGGATTGGCGGAAGGCCGTCTACATTCTATGGGCCTCGCAGCCCAAGGGGCGCCGCCGACCGGAGACGCAGTGGGAACTGGCGACGGAGATCCTCGGCCTGGCCAGCGACCGCGTAATCCGCGATTGGAAGGCGCGCAATCCGGCTATTGAGCAGCGTATTGCTGCTCTGACGGCCTCGCAGCTCATCAAGGCGCGTGCAGATATTTTTTCCGCGCTACGAGAGAGTGCGTCAACACCGGATTACAAGCACCATCAGGACCGCAAACTGGCGTTGGAGATGATGGGCGATTATGAACCTAGCCAATCGCTCGGCGTGAAAGTGTTGCGGGAGCCTGAGGATTTTGAGCAGGCGGACGCGGAGGACCTGGCGGCGGCGGCCAACATCCCCGGTAGGGAGCTTGATGGATAAGCGCGCCTTGGCTCGGCAGGAGTTGGCCCGGCGCGCCTTGGCGCGGCGCGATCTCCTGGCATTCACGTGGTACACCTGGCACCAGTACCAGGCGGCGCGGGTGCACGCCGTGCTGGCGCGGGCGCTGGAGTCGGTGGAGTTGTACGTGAGATCAGCGGGCTCCGAGGGTACAGGGCGATTGTTGGTCCTGATGCCGCCACGACACGGCAAGAGCGAGTTGGTTTCGCGGAGGCTACCGGCCTGGTTCCTGGGCCGAAACCCGGACAAGCGGGTGTTGCTCACCTCGTGCACGGCAGATTTGGCCAACGGTTTCAGCCGTCAGGCGCGCGACATCGTGCGATCGGCGGCCTTCCAGCGGCTGTGGGGCCAGGGCTCGGGGCGGCCTCCGGGTGAGTGGGTGCAAGTGAGCCGGGAGAGCCGCGCCGCCAGCGCGTGGGAGCTGGAGCGCCACCGGGGTGGATTGGTCTCGGCAGGGGTGGGCGGCAGCATCATCGGGCGCGGCGCGCACCTGGCGATCATCGATGATCCGTTCAAGAGCCGCGAGGACGCCGAGCGCCAGAGCGTGCGCGACAAGGTGGATGACTGGTATCGATCAACGCTGTATACGCGATTGGAGCGGGGCGGCGCGATTGTGTTGATGCATCAGCGCTGGCACGCCGACGATCTTGCGGGACGACTGATCCGCAAGATGACGGCGGATGCGAGCGCCGACCGCTGGCGCGTGCTCTCTCTGCCGGCGCTGGCCGAGGTCTGGGCCGAGGGTGTGGGCCCAGAGGAGGCGCTGAAGGCGGCGCGGTCCGGGTGGTGGATGGCCTCGGATGCGATGGGGCGGGCGCCGGGCGAGTCGCTGTGGCCGGAGAAGTTCTCGGTGGAGGACCTGGGCAGGATCAAGACTAATGTAGGCCTGTACGAGTGGGCAGCACTGTACCAGCAGCGGCCCCAGCCGATGGATGGGGCATTGATCCCGACGAAGGGTATTATCCGGGTGACTCCGGACGAGGTGCCGGAGCTGGTGCGCGAGGTGCGGTACTGGGACCTGGCCGTCTCAGGGAGCGAGCGGGCGGACTGGATCGCCGGGGCGCGGGTGGGGCGGGCCGCCGACCGGCGGACGTATATCACGCACGTGGCGCATCTCCCCGGGCCGTGGGTCGATGCGAGGCCGAAGATAGTCTGGCGGATGCTGGATGATCCGGCGCGGGTGACGCAGGGCATCGAGATCAGCGGGCAGCAGGGTGGGTATTACCAGGAGTTCAAAACCGACGAGGATCTGGCGCTGCGGGCGATTGAGCCGGTGAACCCGCGCGAGGTGGGCAGCAAGGAAGTCAGGGCGCAGGTGTGGGCGAGCCGGATTCAGGACGGGCTCATCCACGTGGTGGATGATGGGACGTGGAACGTGGATGGGTTTTTGAGCGAGTGCCTGGCGTTCCCCAACGGCACCTACGATGACCAGGTGGATAGCGTCAGCGGGGCGATGCAGATGTTGGGTGGGTGGTCGGGCGGGTTGGCCGACGTACCGCAGGATCTGGCGCACGCTGGCGTGTGGGGCGAGCTGGACTTTGGTGGGTTGCTAGAGGAGGTCGGGCCGTGGCGATTAGGGTGAGGACGGCGGATGAGATTGGGCGCGAGGGCCTGGAGCAATGGCACGGTCAGGTGACGGAGACGTATTTACCGAAGCTCCAGTGGCCCGGGGCCTACACCATCTACGACGAGATGCGCCGTCGCGATCCCACATTGCGTAGCATCCTCAATGCTGTCCGACTGTTGGGGCGGCAGGCGTCGTGGACGGTCGAGCGGCGTGGAGATGGACTGGCGGATGAGGCGGCGGATCACGTAGCGCGGAATCTGGAGACGATGAGCCACACGGTGGATGATCTGATCGACGACGCATTGACGATGCTGCCCTTCGGATGGGCCAGCTCGGAGCTGGTGTACGAGCGTCGGGACGATGGTCGCATATACTGGAAAAAGATCGCGCCACGTCGCCAGAGCTCGTTGGCGCGCTGGGAATTCGACGACGCTGGTGGTATGCAGGGCTGGTGGCAGCGCGCGGCACCGGATTACGAGGATGTTTTTCTGCCGGTTCATAAGCTGTTGCATTTCGTAGCAGAGCGGGATGGCACGAACCCGGAGGGATTGCCGCTGTTTGAGAGCGCCTACGAGCCGTGGTATTTCGTGAAAAACCTCCAGATCATTAGTGGGATCGGCTGGCAGCGTAGTTTCGTGGGATTGCCGGTGTTCGAGTTCGAGGATACCCCCTCTGATACGGATAAGGCGCTGGTGAAATCGATCTCGGCGGGATTGCAGGTGGGCTCGCAGCAGTATGTGAGCGTGCCGCCCAAGATCAGCTTTCGGCTGGAGACGGTGGCGAACACGAACGCCGATAGTTTACTCAACACGATTCGGATGTACCGTGTGATGATGACCCAGATGGTTCTGGCCGATTTTATATGGTTAGGCACCAGCGGCAGCGCGGGCAGCTGGTCGCTGGGGAGTGACAAATCGACGCTGTTTTTGATGGGCGTCAACGGATATCTGGATCGGATCGCGGAGGTGTGGACGCAGTACGGTGTTAGCCGGTTGCTGGATGCAAATCCGGCGTTCGCTGGCCTGCCGCAGGATCAGCGACCGGCGATTGTGCACAGTGATGTTCGCAAGTTCAAGCTCACGGAATTGGGCAGCTTTGTTCAGCAAATCGCGCAGTACATACCGCTGTACGATAGTGATGCTGTGTGGTTGCGCGAGCAGGCCGGGTTGCCGGAGGCCAGCGGGGAGCGGCTAACCCCACGCCAGGGCCAGGAGGGCGAGGGCGCCGTGTGGCGATACCCGGATGATCGGGAGCCAGTAGGGGCAGCGTCGGAGTTTCGCGGCGACGAGATCGAGCTGGCCGAGGTGGATTATCAGCACGAGGAAGAGCGCCGGGAGATGGAAGACGGCCTGGCGGGCGTCGTTGGAGAGTTCCTGGATGCGCAGCTAGATCGCGTGTTGAAGGCCGCAAGTGCGGCGCTCAACGTAGGGGCGGATGATGCGTTCTGGGAGGCCGAGGTCGAGGCGATGCGTGAGGTGTTGCTCCGCGATGTGCTGCGGACAGTGCTGGCGCTGGCAGAGATGGCCGTCGAGGATGTGGAGGAGGACTTCGTCGGTGGGGCAGATTGGGCGCTGGTCAACGCGCGCGCGGCGGCCTGGGCGCGCGAGTATGTCGGCGATCTGATCCGGCAGGTGACGGAGACGACGCGGGAGGCCACGCGGGAGACGATCGCGACGTGGATCGAGACTGGTGGAACGTTGGACGATCTGGTGGAGACGCTGGCGCCGACCTACGGCCCCCAGCGTGCCGAGCTAATCGCCACGACGGAGGTGACCCGCGCCTTCGATGAGGCCAACGACCTGGTGCGCCAGCGCGTAGGGCTACCGGCGGCGGACGTAAAGGCCCCGGCCCATCCGCGTTGCCGGTGTTACACGCGGCCTGTGTTCGTAGATGGTGAATGGCTGATCGTCTGGAATACTGTGCGCGATGAGCTCGTTTGCAAGCAGCCGCTCAGTATGCCGTGGGGGCGCGTGGCCGGATGCCGCGAGATGCACACCCGCGTTGTGGGCGGCCCATCGGGTCTGATCGGGAAGACGTTGTCCGAGGCCCGACGGGCCTTGGGGGATTAAGATGTCGGACGCGATGGAGAAATTTCGGAAAGACCTGGCAGCGTTACAGATGCGGTTGGCCGAGATGCCGGAGATTGCGGAGGGCCGCGTCGGCGACGCGATGGAGGCCGGATTATTGCATCTGGCTGGGGCGGCTGCCGACTACCCCCCGGCGCCGGCGGAGAGCACGTACCGGCGCACCGGCACACTAGGGCGCCTATGGACTCAAGCCAGACCGGTGGTCGCGGGCGTGCAGGGAGCGCTGGTGCAGGGCCGTATCGGCAATCGCACACCCTATGGGCCTTATGTCCAGGACCCGGCGCAACAGGCCTGGTTTCATCGGGGCCGCTGGCAGACGACGGAGGACGTGGTGCGCGACGAAGCTGGCGCAGTTGAGCAGTTGCTGGCGCAGGCTGGAGCAGAGATTGTGCGGGATCTGGCGGGAGGTGAGTCGTGAACGATGTAATACGAGTGTTGGTGGAGCTGAGTGAGACCGCGCCGGTCGAGGTTTTGCGCGTGGGTACATTTACGGACCGTAACGGGCGTGAAATCGAGGTAACCGAGGCGGACCTGGACGCGCTGGTGGCGAATTTCGAGGCGGGGGAGGCTGGCCAGGAGGTACCCCTGGATGTCAACCACGAGCGCAAGGAGGCGGCTGGCTGGCTGAAGGTGTTGTGGCGCGATGGCGATACGTTGCTCGGCACCCCGGCGTGGAACGCGCTGGGCGAAGAGTTGGTGGGGGGCGAGGTGTACAAATACCTCTCCGCGACGCTGGACTGGGCCAACCGGGTACTCAAGAGCGTCAGCCTGGTCAACTTCCCGGCGGTGAAAGGTCTGAGGCCGTTGGAGTTGGCGGAGTTGGTACTCGACAGCGAGGTGCCGATGGGGCAATTGTTCGCGGCCCATCTGCACCAGACCGCGACGGGGTTTATCGACGCGATGATGGCCGCCGGTATGGTGACAATGGAGGAGCGCAAGCGGATCAGCGCGGCATTAGATGCTGGGCTGGATGCGATGGTGGAGGCCCTAGGGCCCTTGGGCGAAGGGATGATGCGGGCGCCGGATTTTGGCCCGTACTATTTTTCGGAAGAGCCGGGCGATCCGGCAAAGGAGGATGTGGGTATGCCTGACGGACAGCAGGACATCGAGGCGTTGCGGGCTGAGGTCCGCGCGGAGTTGGAGGAGGAGATGGTAGATCGGCACAAGCGCGAGGTTGAATTGCGCGCGGAGATCCGCCGGGAGGTGGAGGCGGATCTTGCGGCGGCTCAGGCTGAACGCGCCGAGCTGGTGGCGTTTGCAGAAGAAGTGTGCGGTGGCGAGGTAGGACTGGCCAGCGAGCCGGGCGAGGTGGTGGAGTTTCTGGCGGCAATGCAAGACGATGCTCGCGACAAGGCGAAGGCATTGCTTCGGGCGAAGGTGGTGCAGTTTGGCGAGGTCGGCAGCTCGCGCGATGGCGAAGAGCAAAAGGTCGAGCTGGGCGAGCCGCTGGCGGCGGCGCTGCGTACCTGGGTGGATGGCGGCGGGGACGTCGAGGAGTTTTTCGAGGTCAACCGCACGGAGATGGGTGACGCCGGGCAATATGATCTGTCGGCGTTTGAGTCTGAGGGTTAGGGCGCGGCGACGCGCGTAGAGGATAGGGAGGAAGGCGATGGCGGATTTGTCACGCGATGCACCGCTCAGATTTCTGGGCGACGTGCACACGATCAGGATGGTGTTGGACAATAGCGCGGCCCAGACGATTTACAAGGGCCAGCCGATGATCATCGACCAGAGCGAGGATACGCTGTACCCGCGCGGGTTTCTGGACGCCACGGTCGTGGCGTCCACCGACGTGTTCGTGGGGGTTGCGGCGGAGGGCGCCGAGGTCGAGACGTCGGATACAGAGACTGACAACGAGATCGAGATTATCACATATCCCACGATCGTGGGCTTCAAGAGCTCTGTATTCACGAAGGCAAATCTGGGGAAGACGGTCTATATGAGTGATAGCGGCACGCTGAGCGAGACGGCAGCGGATAACCCGCAGATCGGGAAGCTGTACTGGGTGGAGGATGGATACGCCTACGTGCAGCTCACGGCGCCGCAGGTGTGCGCCGGCGCGTAGTGCTGGCGCTAACTAGGGCAAGGAGGACGTAGATGATTTCAGGAAACGTACCGAAGCATTTGGTGGTGGGGGCGCGCACGGGCTTTCTGAGCGCGATGCGCGCGGCGCCTGCGCAGTATCCGCGCGTGGCGACGGTGATCAATATGGGGTCCAAGCGCGTGGACCTGGTGGACTTGGGCGCGGCCCCGATGCCGAAGAACAGCCGAACCGGGGTCACGGTCCAGGATATGATCGAGAGGACACTGCAGATCGAGGCCGCAGAGTGGGACATCACGGTGTGGGTATCGCGCAACTCTATCGAGGATGACCAGACCGGCACGCTGGAGCGCAAGGTGCGCAGCGCGGGTCAGAACTTCCCGCGTCATATGGACCAGCGCGTATTCAAGGTGCTCAACGCCGGGGATGGCACGACCTACGGCAGCTGCTACAACGGCAATAGCTTTTTCAACAACAGCCACATCGATGCCGGGGCAGCGTACCAGACGGCGCAGGACAACCTCTATGGTCTGTCGCTGAGCCTGGACAACTTCGAGACTGTGCGCGTGGCGGCGATGCAGCTCCGCGATGACCAGGGTGAGTTTGTGGGCTATCAACACAATCTCATCATATGTCATCCCAGCAACGAGCGGGAAGCCGCCCAGATCGCCAACAACCCGGATGCCTACGATACCACGAACCGGGAGCTGAACCCCTATGCGGGTCGTATCGACTACATCCTAACCCCAGAGTTCGACACCACGGCGTGGGTGCTGGCGGCTGAGGATGAACCGATCAAGCCGATCATCATCGCGCTGCGCGAGGACCCGTTCCTTCAGGATACGTGGTTCGATCCGGAGCAGCCAGATGGCGGCCGGTATTACTTCAAGTTCTATGCGCGCTACGAGATGTACTACGGCGACTGGCGCACGGCGCTGATGGGTAATTCCTAGTCTCCTCGTGGAGGGGAACCGCCTCTATAGGGCGGGGTGGGTGAATGCCTGCCCCGCCTGTAGGGGCCAAAAAACGGAGGGCTATGATGAGTAAACTGACAAAAGAGCAGTGGGAGCGGATTCTGTCGATTCTGTTAGGCGCCGTGCTGGCGGTGTTGGCTGTGCTGGGCTGGGTGATTGATCCGGTGGTGATCGAGGTACCAGTGGAACCGGCGCAGGTCGGCGGTTTCGAGCAGGCGCTGACCGGCTACGAGGGCAACTTCGGGGATATCTACGCGGATAGTGCGGTGGTGGGCTCCCTGACCTCGACGGGGGCTGCTGACCTCGATAGCACATTGAACGCCGACGGCGCGACGACGCTCAATTCAACGCTGGACGTGGATGGGAACATTAGTAGCGGTACGGGCGGGATCACGCTGGCCGACACGGTGAACGCGACCGGGGCGGTGGATTTCGATAGCACGTTGAATGTAGGCGGTGTATTGTACCCGTCGTTTGCCGATGAGACGATTACGGACGGGGAGACACTCACGGCGACGGTGACGGTGTACGCGCTGGACTCGGCGTCGGCAGTGACGATGACGCTGGCCGCCAGTGCTTCGGAGGGCCAACTGCTCATCCTGATCGGCGATGACGCGAACGACATCACTATCGCCGACACTAACCTCAGGAGCAACGACGGCAACGCTCAGGTACTCAATCAGTATGACATCTTGATCCTGGT